TTCTATCTGGGCGGCTCGCGCTGGCTGACCAACCGCGGCACGATCACGGCTATTCGTAAGATCAAGGACGGCAACGGCAATTATATTTGGCAGCCGTCCCTGGTCGCCGGCGCGGTCGAAACCATCATGGGCTTCGGGGTGACCCGGGCCGAGGATATGCCGGCCCTGGCGGCGGACAGCTATTCCCTGGCGTTCGGCGATTTCATGGCCGGCTATCAGATCGTCGACCGGAATGGCATCCGCGTCCTGCGCGATCCCTACACCGCAAAGCCCTATGTGAAGTTCTACACGACCAAGCGGACGGGCGGCGGCGTGACGAATTTCGAAGCCTTCAAGCTGATGAAGTTCGCGGCCAGCTAATCGACCACGACCAACCGAAACAGACCGGGGCGGCTCCAGGGCCGGCCCGGTCATAAGGGCGGCCTGGGTCCGCCGGATAGGAGACCGACGACATGCACAAAATTATCGACAATCTGGAGATCCGGGAGGTCGGCGCGCCGGTGGCGGCTGGCAGCTCGATCGACGACAATTCCGACCGCATCGACATGGCCGGATATGAATCGGTCGCGTTCGCGGTGCCGATCACCGATTGCGCCGATACCGGCGTTGCGACGCTGACGATCGAGGAAAACACGGCCGACAGCGATAGCGGCATGACCGCCGTTTCCGGCACGGCCGCGACCGATACCTCCGCGGCCGATGACGACCTGAACGGGACGCTGCTGGTCACGGAATATCGCAAGCCCGCCAGCCGTTACGTGCAGGCCGTCCGCACGTCGGCGACCGCCAATATCGCTTATGGCAACGTGATTGCGCTGCTGAAGCCGAAGCGCCTGCCGGCGAGCCAGGGCGCGACCGTATCCGACGCGGAATCCGTGTCACACTAATCGCGGATTGAGCGGCTGATCTAACAGGGGCGGCCCCAGGGTCGCCCCATTGATTCCAGGAGAATGACGACATGACCCAGCAAGGCGGGGCCTATCAGGAACAGGGATCGGGCGATTTCGTTATCCCGAGCGGCGCGACCCTGAACGTGCAATCGGGCGGAACGCTGCAGCTCGACGCCGGCGCGACCGTGACCGACAGCGCCGTCGCCGGCAATGTGGCATCGGCCGCCGACAGCCTGGCGATCCCGCTGACCGCGGCCCATGTCTCGAAAACCACGGGCGCCGACGGCGAGGCGTTGACCCTGGCGGACGGGACGCCCGGCCAGGTGCTGACCATAACGCTGGTGACCGATGGCGGCGGCGACGGCACGCTGACGCCGGCGACGGTGACCGGCTTCGCGACCATCGTATTCGCGGACGCCGGCGACACGGCGACCCTGAAATTTGTTGACGCCACGGTCGGCTGGGTGCTGATGGGCGCATCCGGCGTTGCCGCGCCGCCGGCGATTACGGTCTAGGACCCGGTCGGTGGACCAGCGCCCGCCCGTCCGAACCGTCGCGCCGGCGGCGGAGGTCGTCGATTTGACCCTGCTGAAAGAGCATATCCGCGAGAGCGGCACGGCCGAGGATACGGTGCTGCAGGGCTATCTGGACGCGGCTATCTCCTATGTCGACGGCTGGTCGGGCGTGCTGGGCCGGTGCCTGGTCAATCAGACATGGCGGCAGGATCTCGGCGACTGGTCGGCCCCGATCTGGCTGCCTTTTCCCGATATTTCCTCGATCACGTCGATCGCCTACACGGACGCGGCCGGGGATAGCCAGACCCTGGCGTCCTCGAATTACGAGCTGATCCAGCGGGTTTATTCCGCCGGCGTCGCCATGAAAGACGCCTTCGATTGGCCGACCCTGGACGACGATATCGACGCGCCGGTTCGGATCACATTTGTCGCCGGCTATGGCGCGGCCGCGACCGATGTGCCGTGGCCGTTGCGCGTGGCGATCATGCAGATCGCGGCGACCTGGTACGAACGGCGCGAGGCGGTCGCGGACGCCGCGCCGGGCATCGCGCCCTGGGCGGCCTCGGCGCTGCTTTCCAATTATCGGCGGATCGGCTTGTGACCGCCCTGGGAGAATTAGAACATGGCTGATCCATTCGCTACCCATGGCGGCTCGCCGATCACGCCGGCGCGGGACGCCTTCGCGATCACGCCGTCGGATTCCGTTAATTTCACGACGACCGCCAAGGCGATCTATGTGGGCGTCGCCGGAAATGTCGTGATCGTCACTAAGAACGGATCGGCCGTTACATTTCTGGGCGCGGTCGCCGGTTCTGTCCTGCCGGTCCAGGCTGTTCGGGTGAATGCCACGAGTACGACCGCGACCGATTTAGTCGGTCTGACGGACTAAGCCGATGGCCGCGCAAGCGCATCTGCCCGCCGGCCGCCTGGATCGCCGCATCGTGATCCAGACGCCGACGCCGTCGGTTTCGGCCGAGGGGGTGGCGACCGACAGTTTCGGCACGCTGGCGACGGTGTGGGCCGCATTCCGGCCGCGGCATGGCCGGGAGGTTCTGGCGGGCGCGGCGGCGGAGGTTTCGGCCGACGCCGACGCGGTGTTTCTGATCCGCCATCGAACCGACATCGGGCCGACCGAGCGGATCACGTTCGACGGCAAGACCTGGGATATTCTGAGCGTGATCGAATACGGCCGGGGCGTCGGCCTGGAATTGGTCGCGAAGGCCCGGCGCACGGCATGAGGGCGCGCATGGCGATCGACACGTCGGCGCTGCAGGCGGCCCTGGCCGCCCTGCCCAGCCAGATGCGCGCCAGTTCGCTGCAGGCGGCGGCCAGCGCGGGCGCGCGGGTGGTCGCCAAGGAAGCCAAGGGCATGGCCCCGGTGCGGACCGGCGCCTTGAAAGCCTCGATCCGCTCGGCGGTCGGCCGGTCGCGGCGGGTGAATTCCAAGCGGTCGCTGATCTATCTGAAAGGCACGGTCTACCGGATCGGGCATCTGGTCGAGTTTGGCACGGCGCACAGCCGCGCCCAGCCGTTCCTGCGGCCCGCGATCGAGCGGGCCTTTAATCCGGCCCTAGCAGCGGCGGCCGCCCGCCTCGGCCAGCATTTAGAACGCAACGCCAAGAAACTGGCCGGCAAGGGCGGCCGCGCGCATTTCGCCCGGGGCCTCGCCCGGGACGCCCGCAAGCGAAAGTTTGCGGGGCGATGACGATCGAGGCCGCCCTGGTCGCCCGCCTGGCCGCCGACGGCGCGGTCGCCGGCCTGGTCGGCGCGCGCATTTATTGGGCGCGGTTGCCGCAAGCGGCGACCCTGCCTGCCATCCGCCTGCAACGGGTCGTGACGACCCGTCCGTCGGCCATGGGGGCCGATGGCGGTTTTATGGAGTCACGTTTCCAGGTGGACGTCTGGGCCGACGACACGACCCAGGCGCTGGCGCTCCGCCGTGCGGTGCGCGCGGCGCTTCAACGCTGGCGCGACGCGGCGGCCGATCCGGCGGTGCAGGACACGTTTATCGAGGACGAGCGCGACCATGGCCTCGACCCGGATCTCCGCCAGGAGCGAGCCGCGGTCGATATCGTGGTCTGGCATGAGGAATAATTAATGGCGAAACATGCGCTAACCAATGCCGGAATCTACTTTTCCGGCCATGATTTCTCGGGCGATATGAACGCCGTCCAGCTCCAGCTCGGCGCGGACGCCCAGGAGGTGACCGCCTTCGGCCATACGGCGCGCAATTTCGTGCCGGGCCTGCTGTCGTCGGTGTTCTCCGCCTCGGGCTATTTCGAGGCGGCCAGCCCGGACGCGACCCTGGCCGGCAATCTGGCCGTCGGCGGCGACGTGCTGATTTTGGCCCAGGACGCCAGCGTCGGCTCGGTCGCCTGGATGATGCAGGCGCTGCTGCATGAGTATAAATTGCTGGGCCAGGTCGGCCAGGCCGCGCCGTTCGATCTGGCGATCGCGGCCGAGGACGCGGCCATGCGCGGCCAGGTCGAGGTGCTATCGACGCTTTCGACCAGCACGGCATCGACCGGCGTGCAGTTGGGCGCGCTCTCGTCCGCGCAACGGCTGTGGGCGGCGGCGATGACCACGGGCGCGCCCGGCGGTTCGACGCCGACGCTCGATCTCAAGGTGCAGTCGGACGACAACGGATCATTCACGTCGGCGACCGACCGGATCACGTTTAGCCAGATGACGACGCGCAGCCAGGAAATGGCCAGCGTCGACGGCGCCGTCTCCGATGATTACTGGCGCTTTTCCTGGACGGTCGGCGGGTCGACGCCGACGTTCCCCATGATTGCCGCCTTCGGCATCGTCACCATTTAACGGGAGCCTAGATAATGGCAAAATTCGCGCTAACCGACGCCTCGGTCGTGATTAATTCGGTCGACCTGTCGGACCATGTGCAATCGGTCGAGATCGAATATTCGGCCGATACCGTCGAGGTCACGGCCATGAGCGACGCCGCGCATAATTACGTGCCGGGCCTCCTGGTGCAGTCGATCAATTGCACGTTTTTGCAGAATTTCGCGGCATCGAAGGTCGACGCGACCCTGGCGCCGCTGATCGGCGCGGCGGCGTTTACGGTCACGGTCAAGCCGACCTCGGGCGCGGTCTCGGCGACCAATCCCAGCTATTCCGGGTCGTTTATTCTGGGCGACTATCAGCCGATCGGCGGCTCGGTCGGCGGCGAGGCGACCGCATCGGCGACGTTCATGGTCGGCGCGGCGGCAGGCGTCACGCGGGCGACCTCCTAATGGCCGCCAGGCGGCAGACTATGGCGCGCGGCAAGCAGTCGCTGCCAATGCTGGACGCCGCGGCGATCCTGGCGGCCGGCGATATCCGCGTCGAGGCGCTCGACGTGCCGGAATGGGGCGGGCGGGTTTATGTAAAAACTTGGTCCGGCGTCGAGCGGGAGTTATTCGAGGTGGCGGTGATGGACGCCGGCGGCAAGCTGGCGCGCCATGCGTTTCGGGCCAAGGTGGCGCAATTGTCGCTGTGCGATGCGGGCGGCAAGCTGCTTTTCACGGCGGACCAGATCGAGGCGCTGCACGCCAAAAGCTCGACCGCGCTCGATCGGGTGATGACCGCGGCCGACCGCATCAACACGATCACCGGCGCGGCGCAGGACGAGTTGCTGGGAAACTAAGAGGCCGCCCGTTTCGGCGCTACATGCTGCGCCTGGGCGAGCGGCTGGGGATGACCGGAACCGAGATCGGCCAG